GACATAGGTCCAGAGCCCAACACTGACATGCCGTTGGCTGCACCAGGTGCACCCATACCAAAGGACGCGCCGAAGAGCGATGCTTGTTCTTTATTGCCCCTGATTGAGGGCACATAAGGCTGCTGTCTCGGGGGAGAAACAGCTACCTCTGGACGCTGATGCGGCGATGTGTTGCCTATGACTAGCTTACCTGATTTAACAGAGAAGCGTTTGTTGGTTGCGAACACTTAAACACCACCCTCATTCTTTAGGGGCATTACTACCCGGTGATCCATGCACACGTAGACGTCGATTCCGTTTGCCACTGACGTTTTCATAGGTTGATGACAAACAGGGCATTGACCTTCTACCTCGTTGGTAAACGCAACTGTCGTCCGCTGACCTTGAGGAACTCTGCGAATAACATTGATAGGTGAAGCCAATGTCTTTTCAGGAGGACGTACCATCAACTTAGGAATTCTCCGTTCGACGCTAGACGCGAGTTCAGTGGTGGGAGTTGACTTCTGATTCATACGAGTTGTCCTTGTCCTAGATAACTGGCTCATGTATGCTATGAAATTAGCGTCTAGGTATATAGACTATTCCAGACCGAGAACTAGAGACCAATCCTGAGGAAGGTGCTGCCGAGTGGTGACCACTACTAACCGTAAGAACCCTTTGCCGCTCTTGACTAGCATTCGACAAATGGCTAGGCATAGTCAAAGAGCCTCCAGATCTGCCTGTTGCCATCATACCTACACGCTGGTTAATCTTGCCTTCCAGCATACTAAACCTAGCGAGCTCCTCAGCAATCTTCGGATCAACGATTCGGGAAACACCTAAAACAGCAGATCTGAATAGGTCATCGGTGTACTTGTCACCCTTCACCACGGTGTTGCCTTTGTCACGCACGGTCGCCAGTTGGAACATGAAGTGAGACATAGGTTTACCAGCAAAACAGAAGGGGTAGTTTTCTACTCGCCGTACCTGATCGTACTCCATTTCTAGACCTGGTACTGATAACCGACCTTCTGATATGTAGGACTTGAAGAGAACGAAATCCTTGTACTTGGGGCTGTACTGAAGAGCCTGAACTCCAGGGTATTCCTCAGAAATCCGGTGAAGTATTGCTAACGAGTTCCACCGATCGGCGAACACAAATTTGATGTTGAACTTCTCGATGAGGGCTCGAATCGTTTTGCGGAAGATATACTCGTAGTGCAGTACCTTGCCACGTTCAGGCTGAATCTCCACCAGGGCGTCGATTACGACCTTTGAATTGACCAGGGGTACTGCATCACTACCAGGTACATGCACTGCAGGCTTACCTTGTGCGATGTGGGCAATGGTGAACGCAAAGGCGTTGTTAGAAAATCCGGCGTCGAGAGCCAGAATGCTAGGTGGAGTGGGTAGCAAAGGACTCCACGAGATCAAATCGGCACCTAGACGGATAGTGCCGTCGATTTCTCGTTCGATCTGAGCTAGATCTGCGCGATTCTGTCCTTGGAAAGCACGTTTTGCCTCAAGGGTATCGATGAACACCAGTGCATTGAGAGGAGGATTCGCTCCGTAGTCGCGTTCTGCTTTAGCAGGGTTATCTGCGTAGGCTTTCAGAATAACTGGGGAATTACGTGGAATGCGAGGATTCACTTCCCAGGTAGGAAGTTGTAGCGCCAGAACAGTTGGGCTGTCTTTGTTCTCTGCTACCAGCCTGTGAATCTTGTCTTCCTGACTACTTGGGCTGGAAATATTGATGGCTATGCCAGGCAAAAAGTTGTTGTAGCCCTTCTCGAACAGAAGTTGCACTTCTTGACGTACGGTCAACAGGCTACGATCCAGAGCATTATAGGTGCCGTCTGCCGACGCGCGTTCCCGCTCTTCTGACTCGTCCTCACCTTCTTCCAGAGGAAACCACCCAAGTTCGTCAATGAGGTACAAAAATCGAGTACGGCCCCGAAGTGCGCGCTTTGAAGGACCAGCAGGATACAACTCAATGTTCTTGTGAAAATATTTGAGATAGATATCCTTCATACGAAAGAACTCTGTTCCGTACTTGGAACCATAATCCGTAAGCATCGTATGGTAATCGCAATTATGAACGTTAAAGCCGTTAGCGAAGTAGTTGTGCGTGTCACGTACCTCAATGTCGTACACATGACGTGTACCTACAGGTACAATTGATTTTACCTTAGCAACCTTTATCTCTTTGCCATTTATAGTAACAGTCTTAATCGTCATGTCTTACCTTTATGTATTTACCTGTCCAGCCTTTGTGCGAACTCTGAATTCCGTTTAGCGTTCGAGACATGCCGCTCTGCTGTAATCCGTGCTTGCTACAAAAACGCCCTATGTACTTTCCACGATACTCCTTACCTGAAGGAGACCTAACTACGAAAGATTTTACTACGTTACGAAAGTCTGAGTCTGGTCTTTTTCTGCATGTTAGCTTGATAGAGGTTACCAGTCTGCCTAGATCATTCTCTTTAGTCCTACCAAGTTTTGCCTTAGACACTTTTGCATAACCTGCATCAGTAAATTTATTTCTACCTCTTATCTTATTGGCCGCGCGTTCAAGCCCACCATTCTCTCTTTTTTCTTCCAAATTTTCTTTCATTGTTAGAAACCTACAGTTGCCCCATACATAGTCACCTATATCTCCCTTTCTAGACATTTGATATTTATCGGGAGTTTTGCCTATTTGAGAGGGTTTCTGTATACCGGCTTTTCGTGCAAGTTTCATGTACTGTCTAAAAGACAAGTACAAAATGGATCCTCTTTTGTACGCACTAACCCTTAAATTTTGATACTTGTACCTCCACTGGTCTACATATCTTAAGGAAAATCCTAGATCTGAGAGAACCTTAGTGGCCTCACCTAGTTTAACATAGTGAGTTGCGTACTTCATTCTATCACCACGTAATCCTCTTCTGTTAAGTCACCGATCTTTTTCCATATAAGAGAAAGACCATCCTCAGATAGGCAACGGACCTGGTGTTGGTCTGTTCCTGTTATAGTTTTTCCGTCTTCAAGAGAGACTGTCTTGCACTCCTGAGTACCGTTGTCGAATACTTTATCGACAACAGAAGAGCCCTCTAAAGTGGTTACAGAGTCACCTACCTTAATGTCCTTTATAGCCTTTGTGCTGCCACCTGCTAGAATGATCTGCGTATTCTCTTCTAAGCAAAACCACGGACTGTTGTCAATGATATCCGTGATAGGCTGCCACAGAAGATTCATGGCATCTGTCATTCGATAACCGACGAAGGTGGCTGTCAGAGGAGTGGATGCCTGTATACCCTCACACACCGTACTCAACTTAGGGAACTTGAGATACTTGTGAGTGAGATACGCAGCCGCCGTAGTAGATATGGCTGACTTACCTGAACGTTGACCGGCCTCTAGATCAAGTTCGGAAAAGATCTTCATCCTATTGTGGCGAACATGATCCGACTTTTTCGATCCGCACTTCTTGCACACCCCATAGTGCAGGAACTGCATGTGTTCAGGCATCTCCTTGGTCTTGTAATCGACAGGTACATTGTGAATGTCCTTTATCCAGCTCGGGTTCGTACACCTTGGGCAATACTCACCAAACAACTGGGTGATAATCCACATTTGCCGCGCAAAAGGAAATCTCGTGTCCTTGGACACAAAGTTGGAGCAGAAATCGAAAAACGAGGAAGCCTCCTTAAAGTCACCCTCAGGAATCTTCATATTGGTAGGCAAGCCGGTGACAGGATCCACAGACCTGGACATAATCTTTCGTATGTCAAAGTCTGTAGGTTTGCTGTCCATATCCATGGCTGCACGAGCCAGATCTACATCAGGGGCCTCTGATTCCGATGCATCTCCGTTAAACAGCTTGTCAATGTACGATCGGGAAATTTCCTCAATCGAAACCTTTTTCTTGTCTTTCTTCGCTTTCTTGACTAACTTAGTTTTCATCAGGAGAGTTCTCTTTTGTGCTTAAGGCACTCATTGCACTCATCGCCACCTCAATGCACATGAACTGAAACTGAGCGGCAGTTGTGTTTTGACCTTTTTCTACCAGAGCAGGTATTGCGTCTTCTTCTAGACCTTTCAGAGTAAATCGCGCAATGTCTTCACGCTGCTTTTGAGTCGTGTAACCTAAGTGTACGATATGATCTATTCGTCCTGGACGAGTAGGTCTGCCATTCCTGTCCACTCGACCTAGAGCAGGATCTACATGTTCTAGATGATTGGTAGTCACCACTAAGAGGATGCCGTTGACTGAACTGATGCCGGATATCTGATTCAGTACACATTCAAAGCTAAGTGACTTGTGAACGGTGACAGGTTCCCGTCCATGAAAGACGGTATCAAAGTCCTCTAAGGCCACTACACAAGGTGTAGGCAAGTTACTCCACTCCTCTAAAAACTCCCTATCAGTAAGGGTGTTCAGGTAGAATTGACACAGAGGAAGACCAAGATGCTGCGCCAGTGCTCGCGCAAGACTAGATTTTCCAGTACCACCTGGCCCTTCGAGCATTATGCCCATACGCCAAGGTATACCGCGCTCTCTATACCAAGACTCTTGGGTGAACCACTTGTTAACAGAACTCACTAGGTCCCACACAGGCTTGTCAAAGAATAAGCCTCTAAAGGGTCCGACGTTCTTCTTGTTCTGGACGTAGCGTTCTGGTTCATACATGAAACTCCTGTCTATCTGAACATCAGGTATGTACCAAGAACTACTATCTGCGGTCTCTGAAGGAGCAGAGGTAGCGTGAACCTCTTGACGCCGCGAAGGGGTACCTTGATTCTGAAAAGGCATCATTTCGCCCGCTGTACCGATTACACGCTTCACCC